AATCAAGACAAGCTGCGCGCCGCCTTCGAGGCGTGGTCACGCAAATGGTGTGACGGAGTGCTCAACTCCGACGACGATGCTGGCCGCGTCAGTAGGCTTGGGGCATGGGCAGCGTGGCAGGCCGCCATTCATCCAACCCCGCCGCCAGCGCGGCGCAGGCCAGAGCGGTGCGGCGGTCGATCGTCATGGGTTTTCCTGTGTTGTAGTTGATGCCGCGTCGCAGATTGCCGACTGTGGCTGGAGAACAGCCGAGTTTTTCGGCGGCGGCGCGCTCGCTGAGGCCCATGTGGGCCAGCCAAGCGTCGAAGTCGGCCGGGGTCATGCCCGCCCCGGCTGGTGACTGATGCCGCCGCCGCGCTCGTCCTCGATGCGCGCCTCGGTGATCAGGTCCTCGGCGACCGGATCAGCGGCGCCGCCGCTGGCGCGGTGAATGCCGTACCAATGCACGATCAGCCCGGCGAGCGTGCCCTCTGGCTGGGCCATGAAAAAGCCCTCGGGCAGGCCGCTGGCATGCTCGATGCGGGCGATGACGGCGGCGTCGAACGACACGTCGCCGCCGGCATCACGCGCGAGACGCAGGGCGGCGAAATCTAGGTCATCGGGTATGGCGATGCGGGTTTGTTGCTGCGGCACAGACGCCTCCACGCGCTGAACGATCCAGTCGGTGAGCCGCATGCGTGCGGCCCGGCTTTCGCGCACCCAGCGCGCCTTGGTGGCGGCCGGGACGCGCAGGTGAATCAGTGCGTCACTCACCAGCGGCCAGCCAGTTTCATGCGCCGCATTTCGCGCATGTCCTCCGCGTGCTGAACCACCTCGGACAGGTCATCTCGGGACACCTCCACGCCGCCGCAGCTCAGGTGCACGGCGTAGTACGTGCCGCCCATTTCGCGCCGCAGATTAGCCAGGTAGTCGAGGGCCTTGGCTGGGCTGGTGACGTTGTCTGGCCTCGCATTTTTCCAGTCGGTTGCTACGCCGTCATAGCCCATATTGGCCGGGTTGGTGGTGTAGCGGATGGCGATTTTCGAGCGGGTGGTGATCTCGGCCATGATGTTTGCTCCTATCAGGATGCCCGGTGCCGCCGGGGCGGTGGTCAATCACTCGATCAACCATGAACACATTATGCACTAATGATTAGTGCAATGCAAGCAAAAAAATATACCCGACCGCGAAGCCGGGTTATTGCAGTCACGGCGCCTTGAGTCCCAGCCCGGCCACGCCGCCAGCGCTCACCGCACCGCGCGCGGCATCGTAGGCGCCTTCACACGCTAGTCCGGCTGCATGAGCGGCGTCAGCAGCTGCTGCATAGACGCCCGCTCGCGCGTCACATCGTCCAAGCACGTCGGCAAGCACTTCGATGGCATCGCCGGCTGGCGGGCCGACTGCGGCAGTGGCGGCAGCTGCATTTGCCGCGTCACGTTGACTGGTATAGGCTCGGGAGATGGTCTTGAGCTGGTCCCGCAAGCTGGCAGCAGCAGCGTCAGCAGCATCAATGCGCTTCTGGTGATCGATCTGAGCATGTCGGGCCTCCTGGTCCTGCCTATCGATGATGGCTTGCAACTCGCGCTCGCGCCCGGTGATCGCCCGCTCGGACGCCAGCGCCAAGCGATGCGCCTCGGCGGTCTTGTTGGCAAGATCGGCGAGCACGACGGCATGAGAGGTCTTGGTTTCTGCGTGCGCCCGCGCCTCGGCATCGGTGAGTCCGCGCTGCCCGATGAAGGCGGCTCCGAGCAAACCGAAGGCAACCACCCACGCCAGCGCCGACCAGCTGCGCGGGGCGAAGAAGTGCGCCAGCACGGCCAGGGCGAGCATGAAGATCAGGCCGGGCAGCAGCATCACTGCATCCCTCCGGCCGCCAGGCACTGCTTGTGCCGCTCTAGTTGCCGGGTCCACACGCCCATGCAGCGCTTGTTCCCAGGCGTCGAGCAATCGAAGCCGCCGGCAAACCTGTACTTGAGCAGTGCGTCGCACGCGGCGCGCGGGTTGCCGGCCAGCAGCTCACGGCGCATGCTGGACTTGGCCCAGGCACCGGTGCCGAATTGGTAAACGAAGGTCATCCAGGTATCGTACTCGGCCTGCGACATCGACACGCCCGGCAAGCTGTCTCGAAAGACTTTTTCCTCTCGGCTGATGTGGGCGTGCATCGTCTTGAGTGCGTTCACCGGATCGGTGCGCTCGCCCATCCGCACGCGCGCGCCGTCGGCCTTGACGGTTGAGCCGTAGCCGTAGGTCGGCACGTCGCCCTTGGTCGGGATCACGGCGTCGGTGGTGTACCCCTCGTGCACGGCGATGCCGACAGCCGCAGCAAAGCTCAGGGTCAGCGCGGCAACGGTGATGCGCACGTTTTCAGGCTTCACGACTCAAACCTTTCTGAAACACGAGGCGCGCGATGAACGCCGCCAGGCTGAACAGCGCCCCGAGCACCTGAAGTGCGATGGCGCGCCAAGGAGACTCATGCACGCCAATGGCGCCGGCCACGGCCAGGCCAATGCCGATCACGTCGCACGCCAGCGACGCGAGGATGAAGCGCACGCTCCACGCTTTGCGCAGCAGTTCGGGCCAGTTGGGCAGCAAGCGCATCACTGCACCCCCACGACGAATGTGGTCAACGATGTGGTGTGCTCCCAGCCTCCATGACAGCGGTGGTGCGCAACCAGGCGCACGCCGTCTTTCGGCGCCGCCGAAACCAGCCACGGCCCCCACTTCTGCGGCCCCGTCGGGCGCTTGTAGATGGGCATCTCGCCATCGCCCATGAAAGCCACTGGCCGTACCTCATCCGCGACCACCGACACCACCTCCAGCATGCGGCAGTTGCGGCGCTTGTCCATCGTGCCCTCGATCAGCACGCCATCCTGCGTCACAACCTGGGTGACCACGCGAAAATCGGCAACCACCGGGTACGACTGGTCGGCCGCGTACACGCCCCACAGCAGCAGCGGGAACGCCACGAAAGCCGCCGCATCGGCGAGCAGGCGCTTCATTTGAAAAACTCCCGGACGGCCATCTTGATCGCCTCCCAGTTGATGACCGCGACCGCCGCCAGCAGGCCGAACGCGCCTTTCTCGACCAATGATCTGCGCAAGCTTTTGAAATCGGCCTCAGCCTCCAGTTGCCGCTCATGCGACAAGCGGTGTTTGGTCATGTCACCTTCCGGGAACGCGCCGCGCAGCAGATCGGCCAACTCGTCGAAGCGGCGATCGACGTGCTTGATGAGTTTTTCTTCGAGCGCGTCCATGCCTGCGTCCACATACTCCGCGATGTCTCTTGGGTCTGAGGTGGTGAGGCGCTTGCGCTGCATCACTTACTCGCGCGCTTCAGGCTTCGACCAATGGCGACAGCGGCAGCGCGGCGGTGCAGGCCCATCTTGTACGCGATTTCCAGCTTGTAGCCGTAGCTGCGGATCAGCGCCCAGCCGCGCCACAGCCGGATGCTCTTGTAGTGATACACGTCCTCGTACTTGAGCAGGAAGTGGCCGTAGGGCCCGCCCCGGTGGATCGCCATGCTGCCGCTGATGAGCACCGGGCGCTCGGTGACCGGCTCGCCCAGCTCCAGTGACATGAGGCTCGCGCGGTTGCGCCAGCCCAGCCAGATGTACCTGGCCCAGAAGCTGCGCGGGTGGTGGCCCTTGGCGTAGTAGCAGTCACCGCCGTAGGCGGGGTCGCTGTGCGCGATCGCCAGCTTGCCCTCGGGTGCGGGTCGCACGCGGGTGTCGTACCACTGGCCGTCCGAGTCTTGCCAGCCCCAGCCGTCGCCGTTCATGCTGACATCGTTGTCCCACTTGCGAAACGCCCTGGGCAGCTTGTCGGCAGAGCGCGGCACGAACGGCAGCACCAGCAGCATCACGAGCGGTGCGCTCAGGTCGTACAACCACGTCTTGCGGTCGGCGTCTTGGGCGGCGTCGATGCAGTCGAGCAAGTCGGCCTTGATGTGGGCCGGCACATCGGTGAGCGCCTCAATCTCGTCAAGCACGCGGGCGGGCGAGGCCATCCAGTAGCGCAGGGCCACCAAGCAGGCCAGGAGCGCCAGCAGCGCGGCGGGGATGGTCAGCCAGATCATGGGCGTCCCCAGGCTGCAAGCAGCAATTTTTCGGGCGTCATCCAGCGCTGGTGCTCTACCCCCATCGCCAGCGCGCACCACTCGAAGCAGTACAAACGGTCAGCGTCGCCGCGCACCGGCAAGCCGAAACCCAGCACGCCCAGGTAGTCGTAGCGGGCGCCGGCCAGCGCGTCGAACAATTCCAGCGCCGCCGCATCGTCACCGCCCACGTCGAACAGGTCCCAGCGCTCGGGCGTGTAGTCCGACTCATGCAGGCCGTGCGCGGCGTTGACCTGGTACAGCCGATCACCGATCACGATGCCGGCGTGGCAGTACACCGAGCACAGCCGCCAGCGCGTGAGCGCGGCGAACTGGCGCTGCGCCCAGGTGGCGTTTTCGGCGGCGGTGCGGCGCAGTGCCAGTTTCATAGCTGCGCCGCCTGGATGAACAGGTTGTCCAACGCCTCTTCGCCCAGGCCCAGCCCGGCGGCAAGCAAAACCAGCAGCGGGCGCTTGCGCTCGAACTGCTGGCTATCGTCCCACTCAATCTGCGCCATGCTGCGCTGCACTGGGTCTGCGATGCTGTCGATGGCGGGCTGCACGTTGTCCAGCAAACCTGCCAGCAGTAGCGCCTGGCGGGCCTGGCGGCGGGTGACGGACTGCGGCACGCGGGCCCTTTGCGCGGCCTCGATTTCCGCTGGCGTCAGCGCGATCACGTCCCATGCGCGCAGCCAGGGCTGGCCGGTGCGCTGGGCGATGGTGTCGGACGCCTCGATGCGGTGCGTGGCGGCGTCGTATTCGGGATCGGGCGCGTACTCGTAGAGCCGGTAGGGGCCGACCTCGAGCGTTCCGGCGGCGAAGCTGGAATTTGTGGTTTGCGCAACCTCGGTGTGCGAATGGCCGAAAGTATGGGTTTGAGTGTTGTAGTACATGGTTTAGCCCTCACTGGTGTAGATGTAGCCGTTATATGCGGCGGCTGCGATGCGAGACATGTCGCCGCTTCCGGCGATGCCCCGCCAATCCCGCGACCCGGCGCCAGTGCGCTCAGTCCATGTAGCGCCGCCATCCTCGCTGGTGTAGATGTTGCCGCCGCTTACGGCGGCTGCGATGCGTTGCCCGTCGGAGGAGCAAGCGATGGCCCGCCAATTCCGCGACCCAGCGCTGGTACGCTCGGTCCAGGTAGCGCCACCATCAGCACTGGTGTAGATGTAGCCGCCATTTACACCGGCCACGATGCGCTGACCGTCGGCCGAGCAAGCGATGGCATTCCAATTCCGCGACCCAGCGCCAGTGCTCGCTGTCCATGCGGCGCCACCATCAGCGCTGGTGTAGATGTAGCCGTTATATACGCCGGCTGCAATGCGCTGGCCATCGGCGGAGCAAGCG